AAGCCCTGAAGTGGTTATGGCACAGAAAACTCTGCAGCAAGTCTGCCGTGAGATATTATCAGAAGGGTGGAAATTCAATACCGAAACACAATACCCTTTAGCATTAGATTCAAACAATCATTGTATTGTTCCTGATAATGTATTACAAATAGACCTTAATAGATACCGACATCCTGATGCATTTGATACCGTCAGGAGAGAACATAATGGTATCAAGAAATTATATGATTTACATGATCATACATTTGAATTTAAAAATGCAACTGATGGTAAAATATATGTCGATGTAATTTGGATGGTAAATTACAATGATATACCACAGGTATTCCAAGACTATATAACCGTCAGAGCCTCAAGGATCGCTTCTAACCGCATGGTAAACAACCCACAGGCAGCAGAACTCATTGCACAAGATGAAGCCCAAGCAAGGGCTGTAGCATTAGAGTATGATACTGTTCAAGGTGATTATAATATCTTCAATAACCAAGAAGGTAGGACTAATGCTAGCACTGTTTACCGACCATATAAAGTTCTACAGAGAAGGTAATGCCAACAGTAAATCAACGTATTCCTAACTTTCTAGGAGGGGTATCCCAACAACCAGACTCAATTAAATTTCCTGGGCAGGTCAGAGTATGTGATAATGCTGTGCCTGATGTTACTTTTGGGTTAACAAAACGACCTGCTGGAGAAGTTGTTAAAAAACTCACTAATGTTACTGCAGATGGATATTGGTATGAAATAATCAGAGATGGAGATGAGAAATATTTAGTACAGATGACAGCTGCTTCTACTTATAGCGGTACTAAACCTATAAGAATTTGGAACCTTTTAACTGGAGTAGAACAAAACCTTACCAATGCTAATGGTGATACTTTGTTTGATTATATGAAACAAACAGGTACTACAAAACCTTATGGTATCCAAACCATACAAGATTATACACTTATTTGTAATCCGCAAAAAGAGGTTGGTACTACTGGAACTACTGACGCACCTCTAAACTCTGGGAATTACGCTTTTGCTAGATTAGATACTGTTGCTTATAACACAGAGTATGTATTATATACAGGATCTACACCACCTACACCTAATACTTACTATAGAGTCACAGCAGTAAGTGTGACTAAACACTGGGGTTCTCCTACTAACAATCCTCAGCAGGGTGAGACATGGGATGATGGAAATAAAAATGGTCAGTTTGCTGGTCAGATAGGTTTTTCATTTGATAATTCTGAATGCGAGGATATTGACGGTACTGTAACAGTTAATGCTGCACCCTATGTAGACAGTAATACGGCTAATTATGATGGAGAGGACTTCTTAGGTTATACACAAAACTACAGAGTTAGATATACCGCTGCTGTCCTTTTAAAAGATGGCGGTTTAATTAAGAATACTTCTGAATCAGCTGCTTTATCTAAACACACAAATATTCAGATTGAAGGGGTTAGTTACGCAGTTAATGTAGATGCCGTTGAACCTGTGACAACTTATGAAGGTGTTTCTGGTATAGCTTTTTATCGTACTCCTAAAAACCCTGATAAGGGTAAGATTAGTATGTTAAATATCCTTGAAAGACTACAAGCATCTGCTAACTTTAGTAATAATTTACCTAATGTAACTGCTGAATTGATTGGTAATGGTTTATACCTTCATGGTACCGCTGCACCGACAGTAAATTTCCTAGGAGGTGCTGTAAATGAAGCTCTAAATATTATCGGTAACACAGCACAGGATGTAACTCGATTACCAAGTCAATGTAAACACGGATATGTGGCACAAGTAGCTAACTCAGAAAACGTAGACTCTGATAATTATTATGTTAAGTTCATAGCTGATAACGGTACTCACGGTAGTGGTAAATGGGAAGAATGTGTAAGACCACACAACTTTTCAGATGGTAGTGACCCTATGGTTAAAGGGTTAGACCCCGCTAAGATGCCTCATGCTTTAGTTAACAATCGTGACGGTACATTTACATTTAAAAAACTAGACGAAGCAAGTAAAGGTAGTACTGATAATTATTGGAAATATAGAGCAGTAGGTGATGATGACACTAATCCATTCCCTAGTTTTAATGGTAAAAATATACAGAAAATATTTTTCCATAGAAATAGATTAGGACTTATAGCAGATGAGCAGGTAATTCTCAGTCGTCCTGGGGATTACTTTAATTTCTTTGTTGTCTCTGCTATTTCTATTAGTGATGATAATCCTGTTGATATCACAGTATCAGATATCAAACCTGCATTTATTAATCATGTACTCCCTATACAAAAAGGGATAATGATGTTTAGTGATAACGGGCAATTTTTGTTATTTACTGAATCAGATGTTTTTAGCCCTAAAACGGCTAGATTAAAAAAGATAGCTAGTTATGAATGTGATGCTTCTTTACAACCTAGAGATATGGGTACATCAATTATGTTTACTTCTAATGTATCTGCATATACTAGAGCATATGAAGCAACCATATTGGATGATGATGTACCACCTAAAATACTAGAACAAACCAGAGTTGTACCAGAATATATACCGAAAGATGCCACTATGTCAGCTAACTCTACTTCATTAGGTATTGTTACTTTTGGTAAGAAAAATTCAAACCATCTTTACCATTATAAATATTTTGATTCTGGAGACAGGAGAGACCAATCTGCTTGGTATAGCTGGAGTTTAACGGGTGGTATGCAGCATATGCTTTATACTGCTGGTAGTTTTTATGTAGTAACTAAAATTGGTAGTGATTATATGTTATGTAAACATGAGTATGTCACAGATACTACAGCTGCTAGAAGTTATACTATAGGAGGTCCAGACAACCATGTAGGTTCATCGTATTTCACAGCAAGGGCGTTCGAGGTTTGTCTAGACTATATGGAAGTACCATCAGCTATAACATACACAGCTCAGACTACAGATGCTCCTGAAAAAACTGTTTTAACTTTATCTCATACACCTCGAGATACTAGTTTCTTGGCAGTTGGTTTAAATGGTACCAACGCAGGTATGGTTGTCAAAGCTGATGCTGTAGGTACCAACAGTGCTACCTTTAACAATATCAACATGACTGGATGGGAGGTAGTTGCAGGTTATAATTATACTACTTTAGTTGAACTACCAGATTATCATTATACACTTGAACCTAATAAATTTGATACAAATGGTTCATTAAGAATCTCTGGTATGAACTTTGATTTAGGTGTATCTGGTCCTATGAACTTCCATATAGAAGCTAAAGACTCTTATACAGATGCTAGTGGTACTGTAACCCCTGAGTTTGATGAGTACATTCAATATGAATCAGGTATGAAAGCTGGTTTATCTACCTTTGGTAATGTACCTTCAGAACTTAATAAAACTGTTAGAGTACCTATACAAAAGAAGAATACTAAATATAATTTCCTAATAAAAATACCAGACCCTTTTTCCACCGCTTTAATCTCAGCTAGCTGGGACGGCAACTATAACCAAAGAAGACATGTACGAAGGTAAGTATATCCAACCCTGCACTCCAGAGTTAGCTCTAAGTGTGGGGTTGAACCTCCGCTGGGAAGACAGACGTGAGGTAGAAGAAACAGTAAAAATGTGTGGTGAAGCTGCTTGTGTTCAAGCTTATTTTGATTCAGCAGCTTCAGTATATTTTAAGGTTCCCAACGGCAAGGCTGCTGGAGTGGCGGGTGTAACCCCTACAAATGCAATATGGATGCTCTGTACTGAGGCCAGCACAGAGTTTCCCCATACGCTTGTAAGAGAAGCTAAACGCTGGGTAGATTCTTTACCCAACCCTTATTTATTTAATTATGCAGATATGCGTAATGAGGCACACATTAAATTACTTAAGCTTTTAGGCTTTAAATTTTTAAAATACCAAGTATATAATAAAGTTCCTATTATCGAATTTATGAAATTATGTGTTCACCCACAATCGCATTAGCTGCAGTTGCTGGTGTTGGAACTGCTGCTGCTGATCGGCAAGCTAAGATGGCTCAATGGAGAGCACAGAAAGCAGCTGTTGATCGGTCAAATGCAATGGCTAAGATGCAGCATGAGAATCAATTAAACATTGCATCTTATAAAGACCAACAAAAAACAAGAGTGTTTGAAGCACAGTTAGAAGCACAAGCAATGGCTAGGAATAGTCTTTCTAAACAACTTCAAATTAACCAACAAGAAGCTACTAGAGC